CTCCAATTGCTTTGTTTACAAGATTTATAACCGCATTAATAGGCGTCTTTACAAGCGCTTCCAGGGTTCCGAAAATGCTTCCTACAGCTTGCACAATTCCAGTCCATGCCTTTTCCCAGTTTCCCTGGAACACGCCTGTAAGGAAAGTAATAATTCCGGAAAGAAAATCTTTTATGCCCCCGATAACAATCTCTGCATTCTCATACCATCCCTTAAACGCTTCTACGGCTATATCAATTGCAGGTTTGATTGCATCTGCAAATTTTTCAAAAGCCGTTTTGACATTCTTCCACATTTCCTGTGCCCAGTCTATGACTGATCCAATCCATTTTCCGGCTGCCTGTCCGAAATTCACCAGACCATCTTTCGCTTTATCGATCACAGGTTTGATTTTATCCCAGTTTTTATAGATAAGCACTGCTGCTGTCGCTACCGCAACGATTGCCACTGTAGCAATATTTGCCGGGCTTGCAAGCATTTTGAACACTCCTCCTGCTTTCGTTACTGCTCCTGCAAGCGCCCCTGCATTCGAAATAGTTTTTCCAATCCCTTTATTAAGTGTTCCGATCCTTGCTAAAACCGGTCCGACCGCCGCTGCAAACCCCGCGATTTTAACGATACTTTTCTGCGTAGCAGGACTCATTGCATTCCATTTATCAGTCAGTTTTCCTATTACATCAATTCCTTTTGTAACATATGGAATCAGCTGATTTCCGATCGGCTGCAGAACGTCCACCTGTATGGTTCTCCAGAGTCCTCCCAAAGCTCCTGATAATGTATCGTATTTTACATTTACAAGTTCTTCGACAGATTCCCTGTTTTTATCTATTGCGTCGCTGGCAGTTGACATTGAGGTTATGACCTGTGGTCCCAGATCTTCCCACATAGTTCCGAATAAGTTAACACCGGCTGTGCTTTGTGCTACAGGATCATCCATGGAAGCAAGTCCTTTTATCACTTCATTGAATGCTTCCTTTGCGGTATCTCCTCCGGCTCCAAATTTCTCTGTCATTTTCGCTGCATCCATTCCAAGAGCTTCAAATCCCTGCTTTGTTGTATCTGAACCATCTATTGCTCTGATAGAGAATTCTTTTACAGCATCTCCGACTTTATCCAGGTTAAAAGCACCATTCTGAGCGCCATTGGCAAATATGGAGAACATGTCTTCTGCATCCAGTCCTAACTTCTTAAACTGCACAGAATACTCATCGATACTGTCTATCATTTCCCCGGAATAGTCCATTCCTGACTGTGCTCCCTGGGTGATCAAATTAAACGCTTCTCTTGCTGATACACCGTAATTTTTTATCAACGCATCTGCAGCTCTGGTGCTTTCCGCGACATCATATCCGAACGTGTCTGAAAGAGTATAGGCATATTCCGTGCATCTCTGCAGGGCAGAATCGTCCAGATAGGACATGTTCTGATTGACAGTTGCCATTGCTTCCGCAACATCATTGATGGACTCACCAAAATTATCTTTATAGACATTGTTGATCATGTCTTTGTATTTGCCCATTTCTTCTGTTGCGGTACCTGTTGCTGCCGCAAACTGCTGGAATGCGTCCTGCGAATCCGATGAAAATTTGATTGCCGCTGTTCCAACTGCCATCAACGGCGCAGTAACCGATTTGGTCAGAGTTTCACCGGCTGCAGTAAACGCTTCGCCGGCATGGGCAAATACATCAGCAACGTTGTTAAACCGTTTTTCCAGGTCACGTGCCTGTGCCGCTACTTGTCTTGATGGATTGCTAAAATCATCAATCAATTTTACGACTGCTGCAACTGTCTTACCTGCCCTTGTTCTTCACCTCTTTCTCAATGTCCTGCAGTTCCTGTTTTAAAAAAGCGCGGGTAATCAGTCGTTCTCCCGCGCCCATTTTGTAATATTTTGATGGCTTCCACTTTTTCAGGCGGAACAAAGCATAAGCTACGCTCGCTTCGCCGTCCACCTTTATGAGTTTTTTACTTCTTCCTCGGCATCTTCTCCGAGCCCTGAAAGCTTTACGATCTCTGCAGCAATTGTTCCGGATTCCACTCCAAACAAAATTGCCGCCAAATCTTTCGGCGTAGCAGCTCCAAAATGATCCATCAGATTCTTGTCTGTCAGGCACGGGTCTACAACACCATGCACGCAGCACATTAAATTAAAATCATATGTAGCATTTGCATCGCGATTTCCTTTTTTGTCAAAAAGCATGGCCTGGAGAGTATTGTATCTCTTTCCAGACAGTTCTCTGATCGTAATCTCGGCGCCTTCTCCTACTAATTTAGCCATTTTTTTTGATCTGATCTTTTTGGTTGCTTTTTCTGTTGCCTTTTCTTTATCTACGCAAAGTAATTTTTCAATTAAATTCATGTTTTATCTCCTTATACGTCTATTGATTCCAGGACTTCCCATCCCGAGAAACTGAATGGAATGGATTCTTCCAGGAGCTTTCCTGCTTCCCAGTCTACCAGTTTGATTTCAGTGAATACGACATCGTCAAGGCGGATACGTTCTGCTCCGAATGCTTCCGGATCTTCGATGTTTGAAATAATCGTTGCTCTGGTTGCTTTTCCTTTTTTCAGATTATCCCCGATTTTTTTAAGCATGTACGAAGTCACCTTATTAAGTTTTAGCGTTCCACTGCATGTGATTCCAGTTACCTTATACCCTTTCTTCAGGGTTCCCGTCCTGGTCACTTCTGCTGTGTCCAGTTTTACTGTTGCTTCTAAAGCAGTTGTCTCTGCCATATAGTCATTGTCGATCCAGCATTCCCCGAAGGTTCCGTTAATGACTCTGTCCGGTGTGTAGTTGTCCCTTATTCATTCCTCCTTACACAGTGATGTTCAGATCAATGTCTTCCATTACGTCCACCATTGTAGCGGATGCTGCCAGGAAAACCTTTTCGTCTGTATACTGTTTCTTGATTTCTGCCTCGCTCATTGCTTCTGCTTCATCTCTTGTTACGTCCTTGTTTTTAATGATATATTCCTTGATTGCATCAACATCCAGGTCAATTGTGTAACCCTCAATAATTCCATTTCTCTCCATTTCTGCCAGATAGGAATTAATTGCCGAAATAAGCAGGCACTTATTTGCATATGTATTCGGGTATTTCCCGATATAATTGTCTTCTGCCAAAAGAACAAGGTCATCGTGGATCATGTCCATGCTTTCAACTACACGGATTTTTTTCCACGGGTTCCCTTTTTCTTTGCTAACTGTCTGTAAGGAATTGACTCCCCGTCCAACTTTTACTTTTTCGCCATCGTAATAAAGGACCAGTTTTCCAGCGTCAATTTCTGCGTCCAGTTCGGTTTTTTTCTTTTTCTCACACTCCGTTACATCATTGAGAATTGCGTATGTTGCGGAACTCTTATGAGATGTACCGGCGAGCAGTCCTGCGATTCTTGAACAGAAGGATTCTGCTGTATACTCTTTCTCACCAACTTTTACGCTGGCTGTAGCATAATTTATAATTCCTTCATTATCTGCTTCTGTTTCCGGAAGCACTGCTTTAACCTTATTTCGCTCATCACGCTGATCTTTTACCCATGTCACAATGGTCTCTGTCTGCGAGTCCGTCTTTGCTGTCGGACAGCACAGCCAGGTAACCTTTTTGACCGCAAAATAATTCAGCGCCGTTTCGTAATTCTCAGCGTTGGAACTAAGAACATACAGCACGATTTTAGCAGGTGCTGTATCGTTCCCAACCAGGGCAAGTTTCACTTGCTCTTTATTTGCATCGCTCAGTTCTTCCGGAATATCTTTTTCTTTGTAAATCATAGCCGGATTTGTTGCCGGCACTTTCGCATCTTTTACAATCATTCCCACTACACCGCGTTCAGATCTTCTGATTGTGTTTCTTGCGGCTGCAGTAAAAATAATATTCATTACTGGTAATCCCCTTGTTTTACCTCCTGTGATAATTTCAATTCTTCCATCAACTTGCTACTATCCGTTCTTGGAATTACATCCCAGAACTCCACATCAAACTGGCAGACTGGAATGTTTGCGTTTTCGCCCTGAAAGTTTAAATCCATGTTGCTTGTGTTCAGTCTCCTGCTGCCAATCGTCAGCTTCTGCCCGAACATTTCTTCCATGGTCGCAAAAAAAACCATTCCGTCTGCTTCATTTGTGTGTTTTTGAATAAAATCAATCTCCACTTCAACATTCTTGTGGAATGCGTTCTTTGTGGATTCAGAAAACGTCTGTGTTATATACACAAAAAAAGAAGGCCGCGTATAGCCCTCTATTGTATCTGCTCCGTATATCTTCATATCCGGATATCTTTCTTTCAGAGCGGAATTGACCGCTTTTTTTATTTCTTTAAGTGTCAAGTCCTGCCTCCCTCAATATTTCATCCAGCAGTTCCTGTCCGATCAGCTCGGCGTGATCCGCGCGTTGTGCCATATATTTTGCAACTGTCTTCTTGCCTTTAACTTCTCCAACTTTACGATTGCTTTCAATCATTCCCTTGCCTCTTTTGTTTTTCCTCTTATGAGTTACCATATCGTGGCCAAGCTCATAAAGATGGTAATGCGGAGCTGAAGATGTTACTGCAACAGTCATTTTACTTCCAGAGCGAATTACTTTTCCCTGGCGGAAGCTCTGCGCTAATGGCTTGGGCTTTTCTTCACTTTTGGGACTAATATAATGGTGTCCTTCTGCCTCTGAATTCACTCTGCCTTTCAAATCCTTGGCGATATTTCGTGCTTCTTTTTTCAAGACCTTTTCTGCGGATGCTGGATATTGTTTTGCTGTACTTTCCATTGCTTTAATAAATTCAGAGGTGTCGAAGTCAAAACTGATACTTGACATTTTCGAACACCTCCTCGCACTGAATCTCTAACATTCTGTGCTGATTATCCATATCCAACGGAGGTCCCGCAATAGAATAAACGTGTCCCTGATACTGAATTCTCATGTCCGCGGTGATATCCTTCCTGAACCGGATATAAATCCTATGTGTGACCTCTGGTTTCAATTTGCTCATAAAATTGTATTCTGAGGATTTATATGGCTTTACGGTCGCCCACACTGTCCGATATTTCTTCCATTCAGATTTGTCTTGACCCATTTCATCTTCTGAGATTTCCAAGCGGAGAAAAGTTATCCGCCTGTTCAATTTACCGATGTCAACCATTATTCTCCTCCTGCAGTAACTGTGCCTGAAGCTGAAGAACGATCGAATTAGTTGTATGAGCAAGCCGTGGCTTATCTGATTCTTTTACAGTCAGAACACGGTTTTCGTAAAAATCCTGCATAAGTGTATAAAACAACAGTTTTGTCTTTGGATTTCTTTCATCACAGCGTCCCACGGCATCTCTTATGTATTCTTTTGCCGCATCAATCATGACACCGATGGTTGCATCATCGGCATCATCATCAATTCTCAGATACTCTTTTACGGCTTCGATATTCATAGACTCACCGCCTTATCATGCTCCGACTACTGCTGCGTCTGTGATGGAAACCTGTCCATAAACATACGCTGCGTCATCCTTTACTGTACAGTCTTCTCTTTCAATTGCACGGAAAATAGTCAGATCTTCCTCAAATGCATTCAATGTTCCGATCTGTGCAATGTTTGATGTCATCAATGTCATCTGGTTTCTGTCCCAGAATATGATTGCTTCTTTCAGATCACCGATGAACATTGGAATCTTTCTGGTCTTTGCAGTCTTTGTATCTGACTCAAGATCTGCGTTCGGAATCACATATACCGGAACGATAGTTGCGCCGGCGCAAAGTCTAAGCTGCATTGGGTTGGCCGGATCCGGCTGGAGGAGATATCTTCCTTCACTGTCTTTTAAAGTGTCGAGCCACTGTAAACCATCATCGTTGGTTACAATAGCGGATGTTGCCTTAAACGCCTGTCCAAGAGTTACGTTTAATGCTTTCTTGATATCATCGACTGATGCCATTGCAGTCACTGCTTTTGTCTGAAGCTGTTCAAGGATGATCTTGTTCCTTGTTACTCTGGATTCATCTCCGATCCAGTTTGTAAGTGTTGCTGTAATGTTTGCATCAGAGTCTTCCAGGAGTTCATTTGAAACAGGGAAGTATCCGGCGTATTTATTAATCTCATATGTCTTTCTTTCAAACTGTGGTGTGTTCTTGGCTGTAATCTTTGCTCCCTCACCCACTTTTGCAAATCCAGTCTGCTGAGCGCGTTTTTTAAAGGTTCTCTGCCCTTTATTTGTTGTAACGCTCTGAACATCAACTAAACTGGACAGAGAGAATTTGGTGCTTCTGTACTCGTTGATTCTGGTCTGAATATCTTCCGGAACAGTGTACCCGCCATCTGCAGGTGAGCCTTCTGTCATGGTTGCGTTTCTGAAGCCTCTTCTGGCTGCGTTTGCAAATTCTTTTGTGGAATCTTCTGGTTCCTTATTTGGTACCGGAGTTACGTTCTGCGGTTCAGCAGTTCCGTTTCCTTCTGGGTCCAGCACATCTTTTAACAGGTCGAATTGAGTCTGCATCTCTGTCAGCTCTTTTTTTGCCTCTTTTGCTTCTTCCAGTCTTCCCTGCTCAACAAGGTTCTGAACCATTGTTTTCTTTTCATTGATCTGATTTAATAGTTCAAGTAATTTTTTATTCATGTTTACCTCCAAATAAAAATGACTCAGACACCATATTTGTCCAAGTCGTTTAAAAGCTCCTTCTTTAATTGTTCTTTTTTGTTCTGCAGTTCTTTTTCTTTTGTCACCTGCTGCCGGATTTCTTCTGTAAGTCGGATTCCGTAGATGCTGTTAGTTATCTGTGTTTGAAGTTCTTCGACCTCATCAATAAATCCCATCTCCAGTGCTTGACCGGCTGTGATCCATGTCTCTTTGTCCATCATCTTCAGGATCTCATCTTTGGTCTTGCCGGTTTTTGCGACATAAGCTTCTGCCAGTGCGCTGTTCATGGTTTTCAGAATCTCTGCGTTCTTTTGCATGTCATGATAATCGCCAGATGCTCCGCTCATAGAGACATTGTGTATCATGATTGTTGCTACAGGACTCATTTTACATGTATTTGCCATTGCGATCACGCTTGCCGCACTTCCAGCAAGTGACTGGATATGAATTTCCACATCCTGTCTTCCATGAAGCAAACTGTAGATCTCCTGTCCTGCCATTACTGATCCACCACCGGAATTAATGTTCACAATAAGCTTTTCGCCTGCTGGCATTGTCTGCAGAGCACTTTTAACATCATCCGGACAGGTTGAATCCCATTCCATCCAGTCATAAATCCACTTGTCGTCGTTCACGACAATGTCTCCCCTTACATCAATCTCCATTTCCTCCACCTCCTTGATTGATTCCATATGCTGCTCCGATATGAGTGATTGGTTGATAAGTTCCATTAACCATGTTGACATCTCCACCTTCAACCTTTGGAAGATCTAAGGCATCCCTGCCTTCGTTGATTGTGTATAAGCCATTCTGCACATATCCCGTCACAACTTCCTTCTGTGTCTTTGAATCTGTTCTGAGAATCGCTTTTTCGTTAAATTTGAAGTAATAGCCCGCATCTATTTCCTTCTGACTCAGGCATTTATAATTAATCTCCTGTTCATACTGTGTCAGGCGATAACTCATTGTGTCTACCAGGAAGGCAAGCTGTTGCGTTTCTGAATTGGAATAGCTAGATTTGTCGTAATCATTTAGCTGATTAGGCTTAATTCCAAAAGCTGCAGCTATCTGCAATGCGGAATATTTCTTTAATTCGGCGTATTGGGCGTCTGCCAAAGTGATATTTAATGGCTGCAATGTCATTCCAACCGGAACGGCGACCACTTTCTTTGCGTTCTTCGCTCCTGTCAAAAGACTGTTGTATTCTTTCTGCAGAGCCAGTCGTTTTCCTTTGTCCAGATCACCTGTGTATTGTAAGACTGCTGATGCTGTCAGACCGCTTTCGTACAGCTTGTTCAAATAGTTCTGTGATTCTATTGCGCCCGAGAGCGAATCCTTTAGAATTTGCCGCACCGGTTTCCCAAGGACTCCATTAATTGTGCACCATGTTTTAAAATGCAGCACATTTTCTTGCGAAAAGGTGTATTGCTTTCCAGTTAATGGATCACTGTATCGGTAATACAATCCCCCATTGTTATTCCCGAAGATTCCTGCGTTATCATATAAAACCTGTACATAATTGCTCTGCATGATCCAGAATCCCAATATCCGGTATTCCCCGCCATATCTGCCTTTCTTTTCAAAAACCGTCTGAATCCATACATAGGCATTACCATAATGCTCACAGTTGTATTCTACTGTACCCCAGAAGGTAGCCGGGGTCATAATATTATTTGGTCTGTTCATCAGAAGTCTGGCCGCTTCATTTGGCTCAGCCCTTATCTTACCCTGATTTGTCTGCTGATAAAATTTGAGTGGAAGTTTACCCATCGTCTCAGAAAGCATCTTTAAGCAGGTAAAGTATGTAATTTCATTTATTTCCTGCTTTTTCAGATTTGTATCAATTCCAAGCCATTCAAGCATTTCTTCATCGCTCAGATCATCAGGAGAACCTATCAGGTTGTTCCATGCTCTTTTAATAATCTGTGTGATTTTCATGTAAAATATCCTCGATAAAACTGTCTATATAGTCGCCGTAATCATCCCCGAATTGATGAAACATTGCTAATTTATAAGCGCATAATGTTGCATCTATCGGGTCGATTCGTTTTGTTGTTGCATCTTTATCAATCTTTATCAGTCCGTTATTCTGGCGGACCACTGCGTTGCTCATTGCGTAATTAAGCAGTGGGTTTGGTAAATATCCCACATTTTTGCAGAAAACCTGTTCTCTAAACCCCTGTGTCGCTTCATTTAAGTGTTTATGGCTCTGGAACACTTCTTCCACGACATATCCCTCATCCGAAAGATCCATCATAAGCTTACTTGCGTTAGCTGGGTCAAAACAGAGACACTGAATTTTCAAGTTGTATTTTTCACACTCTTCCATTACATATCTCATAACCCTCCCCTGGTCTACAATCGGCGTATTGGTTACTTCCAGAAATCCCTGGCGTTCCCATGCATCATATGGGACTTTGTCTTTTACGATATGTTCATGCATTTTCTCTCTGGTAGGTATGAAGCTGTGTGTCCAGAAATAATATTTCACAATTTCTTTTCCATTTCCGTCATATTCTCCGGAAAGGTACGGGATCATAAATGTTACTGAAGTCAAGTCTGTTTTTGCTGACATATCAAATCCTACATACACTGGTTGGCCATATATATCGATTGGAAGCTCTTTTAGTTCGCATTCCTTCCACTTGGCCATATCCATATATCCATTTTCTTTTTCCTGTACCCAGACATCCAGACATTTTGTGAGGAATGCTGTCATATGTTCCGGCTGTTCTCTGGCAATCTTATATTCGCCACGGATCTTATCGGCACCTTCCGGATATGTCATTCTTATCGGGTTTGCTTTCTTCCAGTTTTCCTCATTATCCAGATTTGAAATATCTTCATAATCTTCTGGGTCCATTTCGCAGATGTCAATCAGGTACTCATCGTTTTCTACATCTGTGTTTGGATCCAGAACTTTAGAACAGTATTGATATTCCGTTACATAGCACGGGTATGTCAAATCCATGCCAGCCGTTGTTATGATCATTAAGAGTGGCTCTTTTGTATTTGATCCTATTCCCAAGTCATAGAACTCCGTGGTTCTGTGTTGGTGATACTCATCCAGAACCAGAAGTGCAGGATTTGTACCATCCCCGGACTTTCCATCATCTTTTGACAATGGCTTGATTGTGCTATCGCTCTTCAGATGTTTTATACAGTCCCTGGTTACCTTGAATTTCATTCTCAAAGGTGACCCTTGAAGCATCAATCCGGCTTCCACAAATACAATTTTGGACTGTTCGCGTTTTGTGCCGGCAGTATAAATCTCGTATACTTCTCCATTCTTGGTTGATGTAACCGCTGCCTCATAGAGCGCAATGCCTGCCTCTTCCTGAGATTTCGCGTTCTTTCTGGCCACTTCTGTGAAATATTTCTTAAAACGCCGATATCCGGTATCTTTATAAACCCATCCGTATAGCTGGCAAATTCTAAATCTCTGCCATGGCGTCAGTATAATCGGTTGCTTTGCCAGAACTCCTTTACTATGTCGTAAGAGTGCAAACCATTCTGCAATGTTCTCTGCCTGGTCTTCATCCCAGACGTATGGAAAATCCGGTTGACCGATTCGGTCGATATCTCTCAGTAATCTCTCACATGCCCATATATGTTTTCTTCCGCTGATAATCTTTCCAGATATGCAATCATAAGCGTATTGTTTAAGTTCATCAAGAATCATATAGCACCGAACCGGTTCTCAATTTCTTCCTGCTGCTTATTTACTTTCGCCGATCCTGCCTTCAATCTCGAATCAATTGTCAGACCGCATAAGGCGGCGAAGCGTCTCATTTCTTCTGCATACCCTTTCTGAATATCAACCATAGGATTTTTTACAACAATTACTCCCGTTCTGGTTTCTCGATCAACATAATACGTCTGCTGACTCAATATTTCTGTTGCTTTTACGTAGTTTGCGAACGCATTGCAATAACCTCCTATATTGTTTAAGTCCAGATTTCCGACTATATTTAGCTTGCTTAATTCTTTCACAACTCTTCGCCATTCTTTTTTAGCAACATCATCGATCAGCCAAGAAGGAGGTCGTTTAAGCTGGTTTTTCTCTGTTTTTACCTGGTCTTCTGCATCTCTTTTCTTCTGTCCGTCAATAACTTTTAAATGTCCGGTTTGCAATTCTACCGGCACTCTCGGTCTTGCCCTCTGGCCTCCCTCCTTTCATTTGCCAACTTTTTTTTCGTTTTTAGAATTTTGCGGAAAGAAAGGGGCATACGTGGTCGTGGGAGATCCGTTCAAAACTTTTTTCTATCCCCGGTGATCTTGAAACGCATCTGAAAGCCTCTCAATTCCTCCTGCACTACCGTCTTTCCCTCTTTCTTATATCGTTTATGTATCTCTTTATGTCCAGCTCTTGAGACTGGAATCAAATTTGAATCTGAATAGAACAGATCAGGTCTGTCTTGTGATAGTTCAATATGATGCGCCGTATCTGCTGTTACTATTCTGTTGTACTTGTACATCATGTAGATATCCAGCCCGTCATATTTGTCAAGCACAACCTGCCTCAGGTTCTTCCACCGTTGTGTGTGGTATTCTTTCTTTATTCCGGTTGGCTTTGCATACTCTCTGATGTTATTCTTTCTGCACGGGCACGTAGTCCCTGCCGGTACCCTACTCCCGCATCTACTACATCGTTTGTATATCATGCCATCCTTCCTGTTCGATAGCGGGAGATGGATTCGAACCACCGTTCCAGGCTTAGGAGACCTGTAAGTTACCGTTACTTTATCCCGCGGTATTTTATGTATAGAAAAAGCAGCCCGAAGGCTGCCTTTATTGTAATTCATCTTAATGTCTAAGCTTTAACATTATCCTACTGGAAAGGTTCGCGATATGTAATATCTTTTTCCAGCTATATCTGTCACTCTTATTCTCACATGTCCATTTAAGTTTGTAGAATGTTTGTCAAGTATTGGATCAATAAACATTCCTGAGTAGGAGCATTTTTCTCCCATATTAAGTTCTCTACATTGTCCATGTCCTAGATTCATAAGAAACGAGCCGATGCTTTTTCTTCTTCGTTTTACTATTTCAATTTTTTTAATATAAATTGGTGTTCTTCCTACATTAGTTAAGTAAACGTTTATATAGCATTTAAAAAACGGATCATGTTTTGTTTTTTCCTGCATAATTTCCAACGTTCCGACAATTTTCTTTTTATATGGAATTTTCGCAATTGTAATAGTTAACGTCAACGTGCATATCGATAATATTACATTTAAAAATCCAACATTTCCATCACACCACTGAATAACTTCATTAAATAATTTAAAAATATTCATTTGTTCCTCCCACATGCATTTTCTTTTATAATACTGCAAAACGTCCCATATTTCTACAGGACGTTTTAAAAAATGCATGTGGTTGAATTTCTCTATAAGAAAAGCAGAACACCAGGATTCGAACCTGCGGCTCCATGGCTCACGCTCACTCCCTCTCGGTGAGATGTTCTGGTGATCTGCCAGGTGGGTACTGGCAGACATCTAAGGGAAGGAGAACTCTGAATGATTTTTTCCATCTGAGTTCATTGTAATAATAACATAGATGTTATGTGACAAGATATGCCATCTTGTTTTATCTAGCTTCGTCTAGGTTTGTCTTATGCTATTTTAAGATTCAATAATGCAGCTGAATGGATTCTGTGTATCTGTCTCCAACTATAATCCATCTTCACCGCCACCTCTTCCCATTTCATCCCAAGTATGTACCGCAGTCTCAGCACTTCCTGTTCATCTTCATTCTCCATCTGGCGAATCTGTCTCTCGATTTTCTGGTAACATCTGGCTTTCTCCAAACGTTCCTCTTTCAGAAGTTCTATCTGTTCATCCAGAATAGCTGCGTAATCAGACAGATCTGAATGACTGCTGCCATGTGGCATTCCATCATTGACTACCGATGGAAACATCTTATCCAGTCTCAACCTCTGTATCTCATCCAGGATGTCCTGTTCTCTCTTTATTGCCCGCCGGTAGGATTTCAAGTATTCTTTCTTCTGTTCATTTTCTTCCTGAATTGTAATCTCTGTCGTTTCCATTGGTATCGCTCTCCTTTCACAAAATCTTCAAATCTGCATCACATATTACTCACATTTTCCGGGTATATTATTACCTGTACAGAGCAAAGAGTAATTGCAAATAAAACTTTTTCTTTTTCATACTTTTAGCCGGGAGCTGTTGATAGTTCCCGGCATCCTTCTTTTTATGTATCATTTTTGCGCCGGCGCAATTCATTTTACAGTCAGCAATAATGGTCTTCTTTCCTCTGCCAGCAAGAATACTTTCTCCAAAAAATCTTTTTCTTTGCATTTCTTCTCGTGTGAAAGCAACATTAACTTAAATTTCTGATAATCTTCCGGATTGCTTTTCGTAAGCTCTATAACGAGTTCCGCTCCCAAACGATTTATTGTTCTATTCATACCGGTATTTCCTGTCCAAGAAATTTATTAATAAAATACTGCTGTCCTTTACCAGTAACCTTGGTTGTTTTATTGATTCTCACAGATCCATCCGGATTATTTACCGTACTCTCTTTAATTTCAAATAGCCCAAGCTCCATTGCTTTCTGTGTCGGACTATTCCAGTCAGCTCCTTTACGTTTAATCAAATAGCCTTTTTCTCTCATCCACTCAAATAATCGTTTCTGTCCAATATCTGCACCGTTCTGTTTCAGCATCTTAGCTAAATCTCCAATCAAAATAGAAGTATGACTGGTTGATACAGCATCTGCGAAAATCTCTTTTGGACGCATACGCTTCACATCTTCCATAAGTACTGTATTATTGTTTTTTAACTTTTCAATCTCTTTATCGGCCATTCTCAGTGCTCTTGCAAAAACCTGCTCTGGAGTATTCCATGCTTTTTCCAAATCCAAGAAATACTGTCGATACTGTTTACCTTTCTCTGAACGTTGAATCATACAGATCTGCTTTGCCATGTCTACTGAAATCTCATAATCAGCAGCTGGTCTACCTCCTGTACTTTCGCTCATTTTTGAGCAAAAGTCTTTTTCTGCTTCAAATCCATATTCTGCCATACGTGGAAACCAGTCTTTAAATGCGGTTTTGATTTCAAGTCCTGCATGTAAATCTCTTGCGGATACTGTCGGCGTCTCTGTCTCATAGTTGATTTTGATTAATTCGTTCATTTATGTATTCTCCTTTTTTTCTCTTGATTTAAAATGCGGAGTACCTTATACTTATTTTTACAAGGTACTCCTTGTGTTTAAGACAATCCTATGTGCTGGTTAGGCTTTTGCGGATTGTCTTTTTTTATTTCTCTCCAAACGTTTTCCCTGCATTACTCCGTACTGAAATGCTTTGTACATGGAACAATAATAATCTTCTGTACTATTTGTAATCTCTTTCATCATGGAAATACTCAAATTATTAACTGCTTCTGTTATTGTCTGATGTTCCAACATGAACATATCCTTAATGTTTTTTCGATGATTAATAGCAGCATCCAAAATTCTTAATTCTTCTTTCATAGCCATTTTTTCGCTACTATCAATCTTTGTCCTGATTTCTTTTCTTTCCTGCTCATCACATTTTAAATACATTTCGGCAAACTCACGATATGTATCATAGTTTTTATTGTCTCTGTTAAGAACTATGGTGTCTGTCTTTGGCAGATAAAACAAGGTTAATGTTGATATGCTGCTTCCATCATCCCATTGTTTTAACATCCCGCTCACCACATCCATTGTTAGATCTCCAATACTGCAAGATTTCAGTTTCAGTTCTTCATTGATCACTTCATACATATTTACTACCTCCAATACCTTTTCTCTTTTTTGCAATTTTTTCTATCTGCTGCACAGTCTCCAAAATTAATCTTGTTTTTAATTCTGATCTACTGCTCCGAAGAAATCCCTCTGCTATATCTGCAAGCTCTTTCCAGGCTGAATCGTCTTCCAGCAAGATTCCATTGTAATGTTCATACAATTCTCTGATTTCCGGATATAATTCCCAAAGCTTAGTTAATTCCTTTCCTGTCATAATTCTTCAATCCTGATATAAATTCCCGGAATCTGTGACCAAAATTTTTCTACGATTTCCGATGCCACAAGAGCATCATCTTCCCAGAAACCAACTCTGGTCATACAGTCCTTTAATAGTTTTTGCAAATTATCTGTATCTGGTTTTGTGATCCTGTATGCACCATTGCCATGTTTGCCATCATCAGGAAAGCACCACTTTGTGACCAGACGCAGACCTTTCCTGTACGGTTCTTCAGGAACTTCCTTACCAAGATGTGCCATCAGTTTCTGTCTGGCTGTTTTTAATTCCGGCGGATCATAAAATACCGGCTTTCCATTCACGACTGCAACT